CTGTTTGTCTTTGTAAGAAAAGCATGTTTTCTTCAATAGCACCTTGAGTATCTAAGTTTTTCAAAATAGCATCAAATTCATCTAGTCCAGCAGCAGCGGTGAAGCCTACTTGTACGTTTCCACGCCCTTCTATAGCAGCAAATAAACCTTCAGTTCCTGGAATTAAAGCTGCAGTATATGTAGCATCTCCAGAAGCATTTAGTTCACCTTCTACCATTGACATTTCTAGGTAATCTTCAAAACGTAGTCTTGTTTCAGACTCAGCTTTTAAATACCATAAATATCCAGAAGTACCGTCTTCAGTAGCAACTTCAACCCAACCAATTTGAGCCATATCAGAACCATTAACTACGTACTGGTTTCTAATGATAATAGGTGTATTTGAAAATTGTGTGAAAGCAGGTTCTACACTTTGTCTTACAGCATTTAATCCAGTACCTGCTGTGTTCGCTCCTTTTGAGTAAGCAGAACCATAAACAAACACTTTTAATCCCGTAGCAGTAAATCCATTAGCAACAGTAAAAGCATTACCGTCAAAAGGAACTACATCTATAGTACCAGCAACAGGTCCTACAGTAGAACCAGTAGCGCTAGCAGATACAATTGCTTTTCCTTCAGCGCCTGTAGCAGGGTCTAAAACAACAACAGTATCGTTTACAGAAATAACGTTAGTAATAGTAGCTTGTGTAGCACCGGGCGCAACAGTAAGTTGTGTTCCAGCACCGTTAGCAGCAACACCATCATATGCAATGTGCAATCTATTTTGTTCGGACCAAATTACTTGATCAGATGTCATTGGCATTTCAGCGCCAACCATTCGCAAAAACCCAGATAACGTTCTGTTTCCATAACGCTCTACTTCTTGTTCATAAATTTCAGGTAAATACTGCTGGGCAAATGTGTCAGTGTTTCCAGCGCCACCGTCATTAAATTTCAAAAAGTTACTGTTAAGTAGCTCTTGTCTTTGACTTGGCACAATAGTACCAAATTGAGGAGTTAAACTCATAATTTTAAATTTTTATTAGTTAAATTTTTTAGTTTTTATTTTAAGTTTTGTAGAATCAGCACCTGAAATAGCTTTAACTTTAAATCCGCCAATAAACACATCTCCTTGACTAGTCCTAGCTTTAGTGTCAGTAAGGTTTTTTGATTTGTTCATAACATCTTTTACAGCGTCTGCTTTTCCTTGCTCATAAAAATGAGCGGCAATCTTATCTACATTTTCAGCAGCATAAATAGCTTTATGATAACCATTAGTATCAGTAACATTACCTTCACTGTCAAGGAACTTCCCTACAAGGTTTTTAATGTTAGATTGGTTTTCTGCAACTTTATCTTTGTTTTGAATATTATACTTATATTTCTTTTCACCAACACTGATATCAAAACCTTTGAAATCATCGCTAAAAAGCTTTTTTGTATTATCTTTGAACGTTTGATGCTGTTGCTCAGCTTGTTTTTGCTCCTTATTATATCTATTGAAAAAGTCCATAGCTTTTTGTTGGTCTTGAGTAACGCCCGGTCTCAACTTGATCTCGTCGTAATATTTACTTTTAGTTTCCTCTAAAAAGTTTTTGGCTTTTGCAACTTCTTCTTTGAACGCAAGTTTCTTTTTTCTTACGTCTCTTTCCTCATCTATGTCTTCATCATAATCAAAATCTTCTAACAAGAGTTCAACATCTGAATTATCTAAATAAGGTTTATTTTTTTTGTAATACTCTTTTAATAAAGTTTTATCGTCTATATTGCTATAGTCAGCATTTAAACGAGTATAGTCTTCTATTGTTCCGCCAGTTTCTTCCATGAATGAAACTAGCTTTTCAATATTTTCAGGTAATGGTTTACCTAATACTTTTTCATCTCTTATAGCTTCTTTAACTTCAGCTTCAACTTCTTTAGTATCTGCCTCTGTTACTTCTTTGATTGGAGAAAACCCTTCAACATCCTTGTTGGACTCTTGTACAGGTTCTCCCACCTTTGTGCTATCTCCGGATGGTTCTTCCACAGATACCTCCTTTGTTTCTCCGACTTGAATGGCATCTTCTTCTTCTTTTTTAATTTCAACCTTAGTTACATTGCTTTCTAGCTCAACTAATGGTTCTTTAGGATTAACATTAATCTTTGTAATGTTATCTTTTGTTTCGTTTAATTTTTTAGGTGTTTTCTTTTTTGTTTTTAATTTAAACTCACCCTCCTGCTTAACAGGTTCATTTGTTTTTACTTCTGACATAATATAATATAATTAAATAATTAAATGCGTTTACATGAACGCGTCCATACCCATATCGGGTTGATTTTCAAAGTCTATTGGTAAGCCATCATTTTTTCTTTGGCTTATCATTTCACTTTGTTGAGTTGCTTGTATTTTTGTTCTTTTGTCTTTGCGGTCTTCTATTTTATTTTCTTTTTGTTGAGACACTTGAGAATCTAGCTGTTTTAATTTCATATCGTATTCAAACTGCTGTTGCATTTCTCTTAATTTAATATTAGCAGCTTGCTCCATTTTTTGTATCTCCATTTGAGTTCTAGCTTGTTCGTATTGAACTTTAGAACCGCTTATAGCCTCTTGTTTTTGAACTTCAGCCATAGCTGTTTTTTCCCCCCCCCCCTCTGCAGTAGATGCTTGAGCATCAGCCTGAGCTTGAATATTAGACTGCTGTATTTGCATGTCTTTTTCTTGCTTTTGCTTACGTTTTATTTTAAGCATTTGATTAGCAAGCTTTAAATTTTTAATTTGTCTAAGGTCAATCGCGTCTTCGAGGTTTATACCTCCTTGCTGTATAGAAGCTTGTATGTTTTGCTCTAGTTGAGCCTTTTCTTCTTCATCGGGTTCTAATTCTAGAAATATACCAAAATCGTGAAGATTTAATTTAACTATTTCTTCTAAGGTTTTTATATTAAAAGTTGATATAGAGTTTTGTAAAGACGATCTTGTAAGTGGAAACTCTAAAGCATCCCCTATTTTTAACGTTATATTTTCAGCTATTCTAAGAGTTAAATAAAGACTTGACTGATTAATGTGTTTAGTAGCGGTATTAGAAGCGCTAGCGGCTAGTTTCTGTAAACCTATTAAAGTGTTTCGATCTGGTAAACTACCGTCTCTAGCTTCATTTAAACCTGTTACATCACGTATCATTTGTAAATAGTATTGATACGTTGTAATTAAACTTTGTATTTTTGCACCACCGCTACTGCTTTGAAGTTCTTGTACTGGAATTTTACCTCTATTAACCTCACCGTCTTGAGTAAGTGATCTACCAACAACGGAACCTGTTTGAAAATACATACTTAAAGCCTCTGCTGGATTGTAGTTAGTGCCGTTGCCTAAATCAACCTCAGCTAAACCGTCCATATCTAAATAAACACCGTCTGGAACCATTCGAGAGATCACTTGTTGTAGCTTTAAGTGTGTTATTTGTATCATGTCTGCAAATCCCGTGCACTTACTAACTAAAGACTCTATTCTACCTTTGTATATTCTAGGTGCACAAATAGCATAATTCATTTCTACTTTTGTAGTGTCAGCATATGGCCTTGTCATGTTTTCAGCTAATTCCCACTTAAGCATAGTATCAGTACCTAGTACTTTAGCTCCACTATATAAAACCTCTATAGATCTTGACACTCTTTCAAACATGTCATTTTCTGGTGGATCAAACGTGTCTGGCTTTTCAATAGCTTTCATTAAGCCCTGATCTGTTTGTTTTATTTTAAAAACTTGATTATGGTAAGTTTTATAATCAAAATAAAGAACTTGAACAGTATTGTTGTCGTAATTACCATAGCCAGTTATATAAGACTTATTACCTGGCATGTTTTGTATACGCTCTAATTCATCTTTAGATATATTAGGAAACTCTTTTTTCAACTCTGGTATAGTTATAGATTTAACTTCACCTACGTAATATATATCTTGAAAATTAGGATCTTCAGTATAAGAATACACCATATAAGCTGGATCAACGTAATCAACAGTAATACCATTTGAAGTATTAAAACTGGTTTTAGTAGCGGCTATTCCGCACACTGTTAAATCCATGTTTAATCTTCTTCTTGTTAAATTATATTTATTTTGAGCCATTACAGTAGACACAGCTTCTTCTTGAGCTATTTCTATAGACTGCTTGTAGCTTAGTTGCATGTGTAATTCTAAATCTTCTTTAGACTCAGGAATTACATCTTTATCAGGTGATTGATAAGCATTTATACCAAGGGTATCATTTAGTTTTTCTAAAAAAGAACTTGCAATCATGTCTTCATAAAGCTTAGATGCGTAACTAGTTCTTTTTCTTACAGACTCAGGATCTTGTGCATATGCTTTTATTTCATATGCTTTTTGAGATATACCATTTACTACTATGTCTACAAACTTAGATAATATAGGTACAGGCGTCCAGTCTAAGTTTAAATAAGATAAATCTCCATTTATAGAAAGTTCATCTTTGTATTTTTGAACACTTTGTTCACCTCTAGCGTAAAGTCTTAATTGATTAAAATTATTCCAATTAGTTAAATATCTATTACCTGTAGTTCGACCTTGATCAAACCACTCACCTTCTATTGCTTGAGCAACCTGCTTGCCATATTCAATGCTAGCTTTTTCTTGGTCACTAACAACTTGGCTAGGAAATGCACTTCTAGTATTGGTGTATATATTCATTTAACTTATTATTTTTGATGTAGTACCTCTGTTATCATATTTTTTTATACCTAATTCAACAGCGCGTCTTAAAATAGGTGCGCTAGGTGTGTATCTATGCTTGTTACAAGCCATAAGAGCTAGTCCAGAACTAATAGAGGCATCATGCTTTGTTCTGTTGTTTATGTTAAATTTAGCCCAGTCTTCTAATGTTTTCTGAAAATACATATCTCCGTATCCACTGTCTTTTAAACCTACAAAATCTTCTATATATGATTCTATAGCGGCAGCGTGAGCTTGTTTTATATCTTCACTAGAGTTTGGTATACCACCTAGTTCTCTTTCTGTTATAGATAATTTATTTCTTTTTCTATCAGGTCTATTCATTGAAAAACCCCTGTAACCTCTTCTTTTGAAATGATACAACAATCTTGGTTTGTTGTTTTCAGCAAGTATTGGCATGCCGTAAAACACACAAGCCATAAGTACATCTTCAAAAAATATTTCAGCTGTTTGAGGTCTTGCTATATATTCTAAAAAGAAATGGTTTGGTGGTGTATCACTCATTGAAAACTTTGTTAAACCGTGTAAAGATCCTTTAGAACCTCTTTTATCTACAGTTCCAGATATATCATATGGATCACATCCAAAAGCGCCTAAGCTTTCATTTAAAGGATATTTTTTACCATTTTTAACAATAATATTATTTTGCATTTCCAGCTTAGGAACCCAAGTAACTAAAAACCTACCGTTTTTATTTGGTACAAAAATTACTTCAGAATCTATAACACCGTTTTTCCAAGAAAAACTTCCTTGAGTAATGTTGATAGAGTTTCTTAAATCTTCATTAAAATCTATTTGCTCGTAAATTTTAGTTAGATTAAATAAAGACTCTTTTGATTCATCTCTAAAAGCATGCTTTGTTGTTCTTGGAAACTGTCTATAAAATTCATTTAAAGCATCTTGATCTTGCTTAAGTCCTTCAACTTCATTGTCCCAATATTCTATTACACCTAAATCTATTATTTCACCCTGTGGACCACTTATTTTTTTTGCTGGCGTATCGAAGACAGGTATTCCATAAGAATCAATGTATCCTTCGTAATTCCACTCCATAGGTATAAACAAGCTATATAGTCCAGAGCGAGT